CAAGTATGCTAAAATCAAGTAAATTTTACAAAAAGAAATATAAAGGACAAGGTAAAAAGTAGAAGTTGTTAACCAAAACTTGAAATTGTCTAAAAAAAAAACTAACTTTGGCGGGTTAGTGGGATATAATGTTTAACTATTAATAATTATTTTACTATGAATGAAGATTTAACTATAAGAAATTTAGCACAAAAAATTGCTAAAGATTTTGCACTAAGTATTAAAGAACGTACCGATTTATTACTAGAACTAGATGCAAACCAATATACTAATTTAGGTATTGATTCTACAAAAACCGAAAAAACTAAGGTTAAGTCTGATAGTAAATTCTTGTATAAGCAAATAAAAGGTATTGATGAACGTACGGGTAAAATGCTATTGAACCACATGGACATATAATCCAATGCCTAAAACTGCAAAAAAACCAACACGTAGTAAATTAATCAAAAAACTAGATGTAGTATTTAGTCAATATATAAGATTGAGTAATGCAGATGGTAGGGGTATGTGTACGTGTATAACTTGCAATAAACAATTTCATTGGAAAAATATACAGGCGGGACACTTTATGTCACGTAAACACTATTCAACTAGGTGGAACGAAAACAACGTAAAACCACAGTGTGTTGGTTGCAATATGTTTAAAAGTGGTGAGCAATATAAATATTCACTTTTCCTTGGTTCGGTACTTGCAAATGATTTATATTTGAAAAGTAAGGAATTAGTTAAGTTTTCTAGTCAAGACATACAGGATATGATTGACAATTACAATTCTAAACTAAAATTACTTATTTGAAGTTTTATTGTTTTATGTGTGTAAAGGGTGGTTTAGGCTACCCTTTTTTTGTTAAATATTTTTTTATTAACTTAGTCGCATGAAACACAATACAATAGTAGAACTTCAAGGCGAGGTCTTGGAACTACGAGAGGAAAACAGATTACTTAAAAATCAATTAAACATTCAAAACGGTATCCGATATGGACAAGACACAACTTTACATAATTAGACAAAGTTCCCTTAATAGGGCAACGGACTTGTATTCTAAAAAGGATGCTTGGAACGAAGAACAAATTATTGAAACCGCAAAGGTGTTTGAGCAATATGTATTAGGTGGCGAACAATTAAATAGTTTGCCCGAAATACCAAAGGTTGCAGACCCAGACAAAAAGTGGTTAAATAAAAACACACCCGACTTTAACGTAGCAATAGAATTTATTAAAAAAGGTTATGCGGTAAAGGATATAAGAAACAAATACAAAGTGAGTAAAGAGGTAGAACAAGAATTAAATAAGATAAATTAAGATATGGATTTACAAGGAACTATTAAACACATTATTGACCCCGTAAAAGTAAGCGATAAGCTAACTAAACAACAAATGGTATTGACGATTGACGAAGATACCAAATACCCACAAAACATTGCAATAGAATTTTTAAACGACAAAATAGATATACTTAAAAAGTTTAAAATAAATGAAAAAGTATCGGTAGGTATTAATTTAAGGGGTAATGAATACAACGGTAAATATTATAATAATATAGTTGGTTGGAAAGTTGCACAAATATTAAACAATGAAGTAACGAACTTGCAACAAAACCCTGAAAGAGAAACAACGGTTGATTTACCATTTTAATTAAGGGGGGGTTTCGACCCCCTTTTTTTATATTTATGTCTTTAAAAAAACTAAAGCAAGGGGATAAATTTCCTAGCGATTTTTGGAATTATAATATAAACCCTATATTAGGATATGAATACAAAGAAGAAATACGTAATATACCAAAAGAAAAAATTAAATACGAACTAAACATAAACGAAATTAGGTGATAGCACAAAGCAATAAAATAAAAGATAGAATATTTGACATTAAACACGGTAGGGTAAAAGAAGGTTTAAAAATAGGGATACCCGAAATAGACGAATATTTAAGATTAAAGTATAGTGAAGGCAGTTTAAATTTAGCGATTGGACATAGTAACGTAGGTAAAACAACGGTCTTAGTTTATTTGTTTACATTATGGGCAATAAAACACAATCTTAGGTTTTTAATATTTAGTAGTGAAAACACACCGCAAAGTATTGTGCGTAAAATAATAGAATTTAAAATGGGTAAGCCAATACACACGGCAAGCGAAGATTTAATAACTAAATCAATTAGTTGGGCGGATAATCATTTTAAAATAATTGATGCTGACAAAATATATACTTATGTTGAATTATTAAAAGAAGCTAAAGCAATAAAAGACGCATGGGATTATCAAGGTTTACTTATAGACCCATATAATAGTTTAGCTAGGGATTCAAGATTGGCGAAACAATACAACGGTTACGAATATAATTACTATTGCCTTACCGAACTTAGATTATTTTCAAGACAAGAAAAAATTGCAATATGGGTAAATTGTCACGGTGTAACGGATGCGATGCGTAAGGTGTATGCAAGTGGACATGATTACGAAGGAATGGTAAGACCTTTAAATATGTCAGATGTTGAAGGAGGTGGTGCGTTTGGTAACCGAGCCGACGATGTGGTTTGTATTCACAGGATGACAAGCCATCCGAATGAATGGATGTTTAGTCATATAAACGTATTAAAGATAAAAGAAACCGAAACGGGCGGTCGATGTACGCCTTACGAACAACCAATTAAATTACGAATGGCATTAAATAATGTTGGGTTTGAGTTTATGGGTAAAGATATAATACATGAAAAACCTTTAGAAAAAATTAAATTTTAATGGACGCAACTTTATTCTTATCACACCCGATTATACAATTATTTACTATGCTTATGCTTTTAGGCTTTTTATTTATTATAATAGGTTTATCGGTAAACGCCGAAATAATATTAAGTCCCATCAAGGGATTTATGGCGGGTGCTTTAGTACACAACGAAACATACATAAACGAAGAAAATGAGGAGGTAACAGAATATACGTTACAATGTTTAATCTTTTTTATTAGCGTTAATGTATTGTGGGAGAAGCGGAGTGGTTAAGTAAGGTGGCTCAACGGCATAAAGAATGGATACAAATTGTTCGTTCATTTGGCGAATATGATTATGCCGAAGATATAGTACAACAGATGTACGAGGTTTTATATAAGTATGCTAATGAAACAAAAATTATTAATAATGGTGTTGTTAGTCGGGGGTATGTTTATTTTACTTTACGTAGTATTTTTTTACAATATTGTAACGCTAAAAATAAAGTCAAAAAGGTTAGACTTGATGACGAAGAAGATTACACGCAAATTGCAGACGATTCGGAAATGGATGAACAAATAGGATACAATAAAATATATACATTAATAGATGACCACATAGACAAATGGCGATGGTATGATAAAACGCTTTTTAGATTGTATAGGGATACGGATATGAGTATTAGAAAAATAGCCGAAGAAACTAACATAAGTTGGGTAAGTATATTTAACACATTAAAAAAGTGTAAACAAGAATTAAAAGAATTATTTAAAGAAGATTACGAGGATTTTAAAAATAACGATTATGACAGAATTTAAAGGAGACAAAAGAAGCAAAGAGTATAAGGCATGGAAAAAGAACCATGCGAAAGCAAGTAAAGGTGTCGGCGATACGGTCGAGAAAATAACCAAGGCAACGGGTATTAAAAAGGCGGTTAAGTTTTTAGCAGGCGAAGACTGCGGTTGCGACGAACGTAAAGATAAGCTGAATTACTTATTTCCTTACGAAAGACCTTTGTGCTTAACGGAAGATGAATTTAATTATTTATCAAAAATATTTAAAAGTAAAAAGAATCAAATTACACCTATTGAACAAACCGAATTATTAGATATCTATAATAGGGTATTTAAAGACAAAAGAGAATTAACAAGTTGCGGGTCATGTTTTTTAAATGGAGTGTTTAAAAGATTAGAACGTATTTACAAAGAATATCTTGGATAGTTTAATAAGAAATAGAAACCAAATAAAACAAGTTATAGATTTTACGGGTGTACAAAATGGCAAAATGCACCCATCGGATGTTGATTTTGTTTTAGAATTTGACGATAATGTTTTAATACTTGGCGAAGTAAAAAGAAAGTATAACAAAATACCAACGGGTCAAAAGCTAATATTAGAAAGGATAATAGATAAATGGGGCGAAGGTGGTATTGCTTTAAAAGTAGAACACGAATATAAAGACGACAAGACTAATATACCATTAGAAAAGTGTTTTGTGTCCGCTAGATATTACAAAGGAAATTGGACTTATTTTAAAAAACCAAAAAATTTTATATCTTACATCAATGAAATAGGAAAATACTTTAATTGTTCTAAATGTAAATTTTAATGAATAAAAAAGCACACAACTTAAAACATATAAACTACTTAAACAACTTTGACATAATAGCTAATACTTTGCTTGAGTGGCAAAAGAAAAAGCGAACCGATGTCGTTAATGATTTAATGGGTACGCTTATAGATATTAATTATTACGTTACGGAAATATATACAAATGAACTATATTTTAATCACACGGTAAACGAATATCGTGCAGACAAACTTCGTGCAATCCAAAGGGCAACGAACGCCGAAAATAAGATTAAAGAACTAGAAAAAGAAATACTTAAATTAAAAAATAAAATAAAAGTCTATGGGGGATAGTGTAAGTAAATATTACGAAAATTTAGATAGATATACAACAACAACTACGAACATGAAAGAAAGTAAATTAATTAAAATGCAAAACGATTTAAAGATTGCACAACAAGCTTTAGTGGTTGCATTAGACAAAATAGAAAAGCTAGAAAAAAAAGTTTTTAAAAAAGAAGATGTTAATTAAATATTAATAAGTATATTCGTAACATAAAACAAAATATATGTACAGTTACGAAGAACTATTTTATAGAAGTTATACCACACAAGAACTAATTAACATTAGTAATAATCCTAAACATCTTAATTCTTTTCGGGCAAGGTGCAAAATAGAATTGCAACGCAGGGAGGAAGACGACATGGAAATGATTGGGATATGATAACACTACTAAACGGGGAACATTGGGGAAAAGAAGAAATACTTACCCAAATGGTTTCGGATGAATTTTATTATGGACATCTTAACAAACACGCATTAAGTAGTAGTAGCATAAAGACACTTCTTAAAAGCCCTAAGTCATATAGAAACATAATGACATACGGTAATAATCTTGATACGCCAGCGTTACGTCAAGGCAAGCTTTTACATTGGATGGTATTGGAACCACAAAAGATTGATAAGATACACTTTTTAGATATTGCATCTAAGAATAGCAAAGTTTATAAAGAAGCACTTAGCGAACACGGAGAGGTTTATTTAGAAAAAGAAAAGCAACAAGCGGAAAGACTAACGGACGCTTTACTTAGAAATGAAGCTGCGATTAAACTATTAAACAAATCGGAGTTTGAGGTTCCCGCAATAGAAATGGTTGAAGGTTTTGCGGTAAGGGGTAAGGCGGACATTTTAAAAGGCGACCACTTAATAGACTTAAAAACATCTAGCGAACTATCTTCTTTTAGATATAGTGCCGACAAATACGGTTACGATTTACAAGCCTACATATATAAAAACTTATTTAAAGCTAGTAAAGTAACGTTCCTTGTTATAGATAAAGGAAGTTGTGACATAGGAATATTTGAAGCAAGTGATGAATTTATAGAAAGGGGCAAAGATAAATTTAGACAAGGTATCGATTTATACAAGTACTTTTTTGTAGAAGATAACGACATTGACCAATACGTAATGCGTGGTATATTATAAGGGTAAGCCGAAAACCTAAAAGAGTAGGCAACACACAATAAAACGACAATGCAACAAATTGATATTTTTGGCGAATTAGAAAGCAATAACCCGCTTTTAAGGGATAAATTTATTGAACCACCTTTTAGTGTTTTAGATAGTAAAAGTGGTAATTGGCAAAGAAGAAAAAACTTATGGAAAAAGATAGGTATAAAAAGTGAACTTGGGCGGGATGCAACCGCTTTTCACATGAAAGCTTGGGGCGATAAAAAAAGGAAAGAAAGTAAAGAAAGCGGTAAAAATTTACCGTCCGATACATCTATATTTGACCCAGCATTATGCGAATTAATATATCATTGGTTTTGCCCTAAAGATGGTAATATTATAGACCCATTTGCGGGGGGTAGTGTGAGGGGTGTTGTTGCTAATTACATGAATTACAATTACACGGGTGTTGAACTAAGACAAGAACAAGTAAATAGCAATAGGAAACAGGGTTTAGATATTTTAGAATTAAACAACCAACCACAATGGTATGTGGGGGATAGTAACAAAGTATTAGATGATTTTAAAAATAGATATGATTTTTTATTTAGTTGTCCACCCTACGCAAACTTAGAGGTGTATAGTGATTTGGATGGGGATATATCTAATATGAACTACAACGATTTTTTAATAGCTTACGAAAGTATAATTTTAAAAAGTTGTAGGTTGTTAAAAAAAGATTCTTTTGCGTGTTTTGTTGTTGGGGAAGTACGTGACAAAAAAGGCAACTATATTGGTTTCGTTCCCGACACAATAAAAGCTTTTCAAAAATGTGGAATGAAATTTTACAACGAAGCCATATTATTAAATTCCCTTGCAAGTGCTCCGTTAAGGGTTAATGGTAATATGAAAAGTAAAAAGCTTGTAAAAGTTCATCAAAACATATTAATATTCAAAAAACAATGAAACAAATAAACATATTTGGGGAAGTTGAAAAACATAGTTGGTTTAAAGAAAACTTAGAACAAATAAAAATAGGTTACGACGGCGAAAGTGAAATAAGAAACTTTCTAAGTCAAAAAGGCATTAATTTCATGCAAATTGATTTAATGTTTAATTATAACAATAATTACTATTGTGCCGAAGTAAAAACACAAGAAAAATATTTATCCCCACCTTTCGACGGGCATGGTTTGCCAATGTGGCAAATAAAAGCAAGATTAGAATTATATAGACAAACGAACATTATACCATATTTATTTATAAGGTGTCTAAGTGACAATGTAATATACCATGAGGATTTAAGGGAGTTAATGAAAAAAGAATACTTTCAAACCAAAGGAAAAAAACCAAGGGTTATATTTAACTTAAAAGACTTTAAAAAAGAAACATTAAGTGGATAAACAAACCGTTAATGAATTTTATTTACTTGCACTTATAGATTTTCAACATGGTGTAAGTATGCAAGAAATGAAAGAAACGTTAAGAATGTACGAAGATATAGAAGATTTCGAAGCGTGTCAAGGAATACAAAAAGCAATAAAAGAATATGAAAATACAAGAAATTAAAAATTTAATAGAAAATAAAACTAAACTTAAATTAAATACAAATAGTAGATTACAACATTTAGTTTATACAAGGGCGGTATTATTTGCATTGTGTAAGAAATACACAACATCAACTTTATATGAAATAGGTAAGATAGTAGGGCGTGACCATGCCTCGGTATTACACGGTATAAAACTTTACAACGAAGTGTTAACAAGATACGACGACCAATATAAAGAACTATATAACGACATAGAATTTAAAATAAGAATCAACTTAAAATTAACACTTAAACATAAAGACCTAAATTACTACAAACACAAATTTACTAAGTTACTTATTGAACATAGACAGGTATTACAAGTAAACCGAACCCTATATAATCACATAAATAAGAACTTACAAGAAAAGGTAAATGTATAAACCGCTTAAAGAATGTCTTACTATAAAAAAAAGCAAGATACATGGATTAGGGGTATTTACAACCGAACCGATTAAGGCGGGTAAAATACTAGGCGAAACACATTACTATACAATAAACCCAATAAGGACACCACTAGGGGGATTTCTTAACCATAGTAATAAACCAAATTGCTATATTGTAAGCAAAGAAGATATAGGAATATTACACACGATAAGACCTATAAAAAAAAATGAAGAACTAACGGTATATTATAGATTATACGATGTCTGAAGTATTTGCATTTATATATATTGTTGGTATTGTTACCTTATTAATAGCTTTGTTTTTTAACAAAGAATAGTTTTTTTTATTGTATATATGAATAATCAAGTTTTATCAAGATGAAACACGGTGGCAAAAGAAAAGGTGCGGGGCGTAAGTCTAAATCCGACGAAATAAACCTAATAGAGAAATTATCGCCATTAGAAGATTCCGCATTCATGGCATTAAAAGACGGTGTTGAAAAAGGCGATTTTAAATACGTACAATTATTTTACAATTACTATGCAGGGAAACCAAGGGAAACAAGGGATATTACAATCAACGAGGACATTCCGTTGTTTGTAGATTAGTATGCACGTAAAAAAAACAAAAGCACTTACTACATTACGAAAACTAAAGAACCGAACACGCATAGTACGTGGTGGCACTTCGGCGGGTAAGACTATTTGTATTCTTACTATATTAATAGATTATGCAATTATAAATGAAGGTAAGGAAGTAAGCGTAGTATCCGAAAGCATACCACACTTGCGTAGAGGTGCTTTAAAGGACTTCTTAGGCATCTTAAAGGGTTTGCATAGGTATAAGGATAGTCAATTCAATAAAAGTACCTTAAAGTACACTTTTACAAATGGAAGTTATATTGAGTTCTTTAGTACAGACCAACCCGATAAACTAAGAGGTGCTAGACGTACCGATATATTTATTAATGAGTGTAACAATATACCCTTTGATTCTTACCAACAATTAGCAATAAGAACATCGGGAAATATATGGTTAGACTATAATCCGACTAATTTGTTTTGGGTAGATAAAGAACTAATAGGACAACCCGACACGGATTTTGTTACACTTACTTATAAAGACAACGATAGCTTACCACAAAGCATAGTAAAGGAATTACTAAAAGCAAGGGACAAAGGAAAGACATCTACCTATTGGAGGAATTGGTGCCGTGTTTACCTTGATGGGGAAATTGGAAGTTTAGAGGGGGTGTGTATACCCGATTGGAAAGAAATAGATACAATACCACAAGATGCAAGACTATTATCTTATGGCATGGACTTCGGATATGTTGACCCTCATGTAATTATTTCACTTTACAAATGGAATGATGCTTATATATTCGATGAAGTGTTTTATAAATCGAATGTAGTGTTAAGGGATGTGAGTTTATTTTTAAAACAAAACAACATAAAAGAAAATATAATTGCCGATAGTGCTGAACCCAAATCAATAGAAACATTAAGACGTGATGGACATAATATATACCCATGTGCAAAAGGTCGTGATAGTGTAAACTTTGGAATCAACCTAATAAATCAAAACGAAATATACATTACAAGTAAAAGCCGAAACCTAAAAAGGGAATTACAAGGATATGTGTGGGCAAAGGATAAGGATGGTAACACATTACCAAAACCAACGGGCGAACATCCCGATTGCATAGATGCTTGTCGATATGTATTAACCGATACACTAGATAATCAACATAGGGGCGAATATCATATTTATTAAAAATAAATTGTTTATTATTTGTTTATTAAAAAAAAGGTTATATATTTACATCATAAAACAATAAAAATAGAAATTATGACTACACAAATCACAAAAAAAGAATTATTAAAATTACTCAGTTATACAGAGAATGAAATAGTTGAAGCGACAAACGACCTAAAAGATGACACAGTTATTTACGGTAAAGAGACTGTAGCAGACCAAGCTGAACTTAGAATAAAAGAATTAATAACTCTACAGCATAAATTAACTACAATTTACGATAATAATTAAAAAAAGATTTGGAATGAATATCAAGAACAATCACACATAAAAATTTGGAAAAAAGAAAAGTAAAACAACAAGGGGCAGCAATGCCCCTTTTTAAATACACAAAACATGAAAAAAGACTTTATAATTATTTGGAAAGATATAACCGCAAAGGACAATCGTAAAACAATACTTAAAGTTGCAAAAGACTTTAGTTTATTTCTAATGGGTATCTACATAAGTATCTTTGTATTTGTTAAAGTATTATTTTGGATATGGTATTAAATAAAGAATTTGTAGAACATTATATTAAAAGAAAGTGGTGTTGGGATAATAACATATTTATATATCCGTATGTCATGGAACGCAAAGCTAAATCCGATATTAAAATAGAAATAGACATTGACGGAAACAAGCAGTTAGGCGAAGAAGTATATAAACAAAATAAATCGGGACAATTAAAATATTCAAAAAAAGTACATGAACTATACGATTATTTGTATATTGCATTAAAGAAATAATTTTTCGTTTGATTGTTTGGTTAAGGGGTAGCAGAGATGTTACCCTTTTTTGTTATACATAATCTAATAAATTTTATTGTATTAATATGAAAGTAAACATTTACGTACCCGAAAGCTTATCGGATATTACATTAGAACAATATCAAAAGTTTGCAAAGTTAAATACGGAAGAAAACAGCAATAGCAATTTCCTTTTGCATAAGATGGTAGAGATATTTTGCAACCTTGATTTAAAGGATATTGCAAGAATTAAATTTACGGACGTACAAGCTATTATAAACGACCTTAACGGGATGTTTAATCAAAAGACACCCCTTATACCTATCTTTAAATTAAAGGGCGTAGAATACGGTTTTATACCAAAGCTTGACGATATTAGTTTAGGCGAATATATAGACCTTGATAATACTTTGTCCGATTGGGAAACAATGCATAAGGCAATGAGTGTTCTTTATAGACCGATTACAATACAAAAGAACCATAGGTATCAAATAGAAGATTACACAAACCAAGACAAAGCCGATACGTTCAAAGATATGCCTTTAGATGTTGTTATGGGGGGTCTTGTTTTTTTTTGGAATTTAAGCAACGAATTACTACAAACTACCCTGAGTTATTTGAGCAAAGAGATGGGGGAGAACCTGACTACGGAGCAACGGCTAATTTTGGAACAAAGTGGGGTTGGTATCAGTCAATTTACGGAATCGCTAAAGGGGATATTACCAAGTTCGATGAGGTTACCAACTTAAACATACATAAGTCTTTGATGTTTTTAGCATTTGAAAAAGAAAAGTTAGAACTAGAAAAAAAACTAATTAAAAGGAAATGAAAGGGTTTTACAACGTAACGGATAAATTAAAAACAAAACTACAAGAAGAGCCTTTTGTTAATACGGTTTCTTTTGGTTCAATAGACGATGTTGATTTAGATAAACAAAGCATATTCCCGCTTGCCCATGTGATAGTAAACAACGCTATCGTAGGAACTAAAACAACAACCTTTAATATATCTATTCTTGCAATGGACATAGTTGATATATCTAACGATAAGGTCACCGATGTGTTTGTAGGAAACGACAACGAACAAGACGTATTAAATACACAATTAGCTTTACTTACAAGGGTAATAAACGATTTACAAAGGGGAGACTTATATACGGAAATGTATCAAGTGCAATCCGACGTAAGTTGTGAGCCGTTTGTGGATAGGTTTGAAAACAAACTAGCGGGTTGGACTGCGTCCTTTGATGTAGTAATACAAAACGATATGACAATTTGCGACTAATGACATTTGAACAAACAAAACAAGCTTTAGAAATATTTGCTAAATCCGTTATTAAGCAATCAAAGGGTAACTTACGTAGACACCGAAACAATAAGTTTATTACGGGTTCGTCTAGTGGGGACTTAGAGGGAAGCTTGGGATATGATTTAAACGTAAGTCCAAATAGTTTTAGTTTAGAATTTTATATGGCAGATTACGGTATTTATCAAGACGAAGGTGTTAAGGGTGCGGAAAGCACTTACGATAAAAGTCGCAATAGTAGATTCCAATATAAAAAGATGCCACTTAATACACAAGCTAAAGGGTCGATACAAAAGTGGATAAAAGAAAAAGGATTAAAAGGAAATATAAATAGTCTTACTTATGTGATTGCAAGAAGTATATATAGGAAAGGATTAAGGGCAAGTTTCTTTTTTACTAAACCGTTCGAAGATAATTACCTAAAAATGCCCGATGAACTTATAGAAAAGTTTGCATTAGATATTGATAACTTTTTAGATTTTACAACGTGATAAGAGCAAGAAGCCCTTTTTTTATAGAACATGAGGAATCGTCAGCACCTACGGTACTACCAAGGTTTACTTGTGCGGATACTTCTATCACGGGATTGTCGATTGCAGCAAACGGAACTATAACAAACCCATCCGTAAGTGTTGGAACATTCCATAGCGTAGAACCAACAAGCTTTGGCACCGTAAGCACCGCAACTATAAGGAACGTGTTGGTTTATGTAACATACGATTCAAGTAACTTTAGACCACCAACCGATTCAAGTAATCAAATAGCTTGTCCCGTTCAATTTACACAACCAGCGACAACCGTAACAGCAGCACAAAAGAATTTTAGAGTAACAAACAATAGCACAACCCAAACCGCATTTTTACAATATACTGCGTTTGATGGTAGTGTACAAATTAACCACACTATGCAACCGTCAGAAACCGTTGATATATGTGTTGCACCATTTGATTCCGAAACTGCTGGTTATCCAACGGTAATTGGTGATGCTACATATTTCGATTTAGTACAAGGATGCACAACAGATACACTTAGTTAATTATGAGAATATACGCAAGAAGCCCGTTTTTTTTACAATTTAATAGCACTTAATTATGCCCGTATTAGATAGAGCCGAATTACAATTATATATTTACGATGGAACGTCGGGGGCTTATGCCACAACTGACCTTAAATATACATTATCAAAATCAAGAATTTCATCGCAAGACAATATCCTATTTGAGATAAGCGAACTTGTGAGGGATTATATTGACCAAACTTTTAACAATGACTATTTAAGTAAAACTAAATGGGTATCCGCAATCACAAGATTATACGATTCGGATGGAACGGAGTTCGCTACGGGTAGCCCTGTAACAAATCATTACTTAGCTTTAGATGGTTATGGATATTTTGAAGATGGTATAAACCCGCAACTATCCGATAACCTATTAATGAGTAATACACGTATATACTTACCCGAAAACACGGCGGGTAAATTACCGATTCTTGCAGCGGGAGTTGGTAAGGTTATAATAGATAGTGCAACAACACAAGTTACCGATAATGGTAATTCAAATCAAAAAATACAATATCTTACAATCCCCGCTAATAGTAGCACAATATTAGTTTACGATACGGACGATGCTACTTTACTTGCAACGGTAAATGTTGAAAACGTATGCGAACCCAAATTTACACCCTATAAGGTTACTTTCGTAAATAAGCACGGTGCTTACCAAGACGTTTATATGTTTAAAAAGAGTGTTGAGAATATGAATGTAAGCGACGAAGTTTATAAAGCTAATATTATAAACACATCTTCACTCACTTACGCAACATATAAAGGGCAACAAGAAAGATACAATGTAAGTGCAACTAAATCTTTACAAATGAATACGGGGTTTGTAAATGAGGATTTTAACCAAGCTATTGAAGAACTTTTACTTTCCGAAAACGTGTGGATTAGATGGGAAGGTAAAACACTTCCTGTGCTTGTTAAGACTAAAGACATGACTTACAAAACTTCATTAAACGACAAATTAATAAATCATACGTTACAGTTTGAATTTGCATTTAGCAAAATTAACAATATTAAATAATGCTAAACCTACAGCTTTACATAGAGGGTACGGAAGTAGAATTGTTTAAGGATGAAAGCGTAAGCCTTACCCAAACACTTCAAAATGTAAAAGACATTAGTAAGATATTTACGGATTTTACTAAAACCTTTAGCGTACCCGCAAGTAAAACAAATAACATTCTATTTAAACACTTTTACAATTACGACATTGAGGGGTATGTATCGGGAACTAAAAAGACCGCAGAGTTGTTTTTAAACCATCAAGTATTTAAGAAAGGTAAGATAAGACTTGAGGGCGTGAGTGTAAAACAAGGTAAAGCACACACATATAGATTAACCTTTATAGGCGACACGGTAAACATGAAAGACTTACTTGGCGAAAGTAAGCTAGGGGCGTTGGATAACATTTATGGAATAGAGTTCCAATATAATGCCGACAATGTTGTTACCTATATGCAAGACGGATTAGACGCAACGGTTGATGGTGTTACATATACGGATGCTATTGTTATGCCTTTAATTACACATACACAAAGGCTATATTATAACAGTACGGCACCCGTAGCACAAAGCGGTAATATTGCTTATGACGGTTCAACTATTCAAGGGGTTAAATACGAACAATTAAAACCCGCAATTAGGGTTTACGCTTTAATTAAGGCAATAGAAGATAAGTATAACCTAGAATTTAGTGGCGACTTTTTTAATAAAACAAACCCAACGTTTTACAATCTTTATTTATGGTTACATAGAAAGGAAGGTGGTATCTTAGAAGAAAGTGCAATAAGGGCAAAGACTAACTTGTGTTGCATGACGGGCTATGCCCCTGATAAAAACTTATGGAGACCTTTTATTAAAGGCGACCATTTTATATTTAGACAACCCGATAATACGGATAACGTTAGATTACAATATAGAATAGACATTAAAACTAACGCACAAAACTATACGGTAATAGTAGAAAGGGACGGTGAAGAAAGGGAAAAGCACGAAGGTGTAAACGGAAACTTAACACTAGGGGGGATTGATAAAAACCACAGATTTCCCGCTGGTACTTATAGAATATTCTTTGAGAGTGAATCGGCTGCAAGTTTTGAACTTGATATATACTTAAACGAATTTGTTAAAAAGTTCTTAGGTGGTAGTAATCAAAAAGTACAAATCCAAGGAACCGCAAGTGTTGAAACAATAGCCGATGTTAATGCTGCCCTACAATTACCCGACACTAAAATAATGGACTTTATTACGGGGATATTTAAGATGTTCAATCTGACGGCTTTTCAAGATACAAACGGGGTTGTACAAGTTAAACCATTAAACGAATTTTACGAACAAAGTAAAAACACTTACGATATTACCGAGTTTTTAGATACAACACAATCTTCGGTTGATGCCTTAATGCCTTACAAAAGAATCAAGTTTGGTTATAAAGGAACGGAAAGCTTTTTTAGTGAAAGTCACAAAGAACTATTTAACGTAACATGGGCGGAAGAAAACTATGAGGACTTTTACAATACCGAAGGAAGTACGTTTGAATTACAAATACCTTTTGAACACCACAAGTTTGAAAGACTAAGAGATAATAACGGTACACCAACAACCGCACAATGGGGTTGGTCGGTAGATATAAAACAAGAAACTTATTTAGGCGACCCATTATTATTCTATGCAAAAAAGATAACAAGTGGGACACAAATAAGCGTTATGAAAAGTTCATCGGTACGGGTAGGTATTACGGATTACTATATCCCGTCTAATAGTATCGATATTACCGATAGTCAAAACTTAAACTTTAAAGCGGAATTTAATGAGTATTCGGGTACGGTGTTTGAACAAACATTATTTGAAACGTTTTATAGTAATTACATAAGCGATACGTTTGACCAAAAAAGAAGGTTGAGTAAATTTAAAGCTTATTTACCTATAAGGATATTGCTTAATTTGACGTTAGCGGATAGGCTTGTAATATTCGATAGGCTTTACAAAATAAATCAAATAACCACAAACCTTGCAACGGGTTTAAGTGATTTAGAATTAATAAACGAAGTAAAAGACTTTGTGATTGAAAACCAAGATAAGTTCTTTGCGGAATCGGTAGACCAAAGATTTATTACTTGTGATAATACGAATGTAAGAGTAGATTGGAACGGAACGGTATGATAGAAAATATATTAAACTTATTAGAGATAGCAAAAAAGACTAAACAAACGGGGGAATTTACATCCATAGCATTAGGCAAAAACAAATTACCCAATAGTTTAAAAGAAGCGTATAACATATTTAAGCAAGAGTTATGGCAAGAAAAGAAGTAGTATTAGAGTTAAAGGCGGAAACGGGTGCAACCAAAAAGGATTTAAAAGAAGTAGCAAACGGATTAGAAAAAGTACAAGACGCTGCGGAAGAAACATCTGAAGAAACAAAAAAGTTAGGCAATGACTTTTCGGAAATGGGTGGACAACTTGACACCGTTACGGGTGGTGCTATAACTAAATTTAAAGGTTTACTAGGCGGTGTTAAAAATGTAACAAAAGGATTTAGAACATTAAAAGGTGTAATTCTATCAACGGGGATTGGTGCTTTAGTTATCGCTATTGGTTCTTTAACGGCAGCGTTTACGTCTAGTGAAGCGGGGCAAGATAGGTTCCAAAAGATACTAAGTCAACTTGGTGTTATAGCGGGTAACGTTGGCGATATATTTACAAGTTTAGGGAATGTTATTTTAGAAACGTTAAGCGGTAACTTTGATGCTGCGGGTGATGCCTTTGACCTTTTAAAAGAAAGGGTTGTAAACTTTGGACAAGAAACGAGAAGGGAGTTTGCACTTGCGGGCGATTTAGCGGACAAAACATCGAAAGCCAATAAACTAGAAAGAACATTAATAGTTGACCGTGTAAAAGCTAACATTAAAATTAATGAATTAAAAACAAAAGCTGCCGAAGTTGATAAATTCACTAATGCCGAAAGAATAAAGTTCTTACAAGAAGCAGCAGCGGAAGAAGATAAGATTACGGGTCGAGAAGTTAAGCTTGCAAAGTTAAGAAGGGATATTAAGATTGAACAAAACACGTTAAGCGAATCAAATAGGGAAGACTTAGAACAAGAAGCACAACTTGTTGCAAATGTTTTACAACTTGAAGAACAAAGAATATTAAAAAACAAAGAATTACTTGGTGTTGCTGCGGGATTGCGTAAAATGGAAGCGGATGCAAAAGCAGCGGAAAGAGCAACGGAATTAGCAGCGATACAAAAGCAAAGCGATGACATAAACCAAATACAAGCCAAGGGGATTGAAGAACAAAAAATACAAGTTGCCGATTTAAGTCTATTAAAAAAGAAAGACGCAGAAGAACAAGTAGAGGTTGATAAGCTTACGACAGGTCAAAAGCTAGATTTAGCGTCGAACGCTATGGGGAATTTAGCAAGTATGTTAGGCGAAGAAAGTAAAGCGGGTAAGGCAGCAGCGATAGCACAGACAACAATCGAAACATATAAAGGTGCAACTTCAGCATTTGCTTCTTTAGCGGGTATTCCAATAGTTGGACCCGTTCTTGGTGCCATAGCAGCAGCGGCGGCGGTTTCAGCAGGTATTGCTAATGTTAAAAGAATAACGAGTGTAGGTCCAGCGGTTTCGGGAGGTAGCAGTAGTGCGGGGAGTAGAGGTGCGTCCGTACCGTCAACACCAACACCACCAGCATTTAACGTTGTAGGTGCTGCCCCCGAAAGTCAACTTGCACAAACGATTGGGGAAAAAGAAGATAAACCCGTTAAAGCTTTTGTAGTAAGTAACGATGTAACAACCGCACAGAGTTTAGATAGAAACATTATCGAAAGTGCGTCAATATAAAACAAAAAGTAAAAATTAATATTGTAATAATATGAATATAGTAGAACTTGTTATAGACGAAGATGAGGACATTTCGGGAATCGAAGCAATTAGCGTTGTTGAAAACCCCGCCATCGAAGAAGATTTTATTGCATTAAAAAACCAAGAGTTTAAACTTGCAGAAGTAGATAAGGAAAAGCGTATCCTAATGGGTGCTGCTTTAGTTCCTAACAAACCTATTTATAGACGGAGTGGCGAATCGGAATATTATATATACTTTTCAAAAGACACGGTACGTAAAGCAAGTGAATTGTTTTTTATAAATGGTAATCAAAATAACTCTACATTAGAACACAACATACCACTTACGGGAATGTCGGCGGTTGAAAGTTGGATAGTAGAAAGTGAACAAGATAAAAGTCGTATGTACGATTTAAATGTACCAATGGGTACTTGGATGGTTTCAATGAAAGTATTAAACGACGATATTTGGAAAAAAGTCAAAGACGGCGAGCTGAAAGGCTTTTCTATTGAAGGCTATTTTGCGGATAAGTTGGAAAGACCACAAGACAAGTCTATAAAAGACGACCTTGCAAAAATAGAAGAAGAAGAAGCGGAATACTTATTAAAAGAAGTGCGTGCTATTATAAAAAAAGACAAAAGGGCTAAAGGCGATAAAAGGATTGAAATGGAATCGTATTCCGATTATCCCGATGCGGTTTCTAATAACGCAAAAAAAGGAATTGAACTAAACAAAAAAGTAAACAATAAATGTGCAACTCAAGTTGGCAAAGTACGGGCATCACAATTAGCACAAGGCAAACCAATAAGTGTTGAAACTATAAAAAGGATGTTTAGTTACTTATCAAGGGCAGGCGAATACTACGACGAGGGTAACAAGGAAGCTTGCGGAACCATATCTTACTTATTATGGGGTGGTAAAGCTGGACTTAGATGGTCGGGTGCAAAACTTAAAGAACTTGACTTGTTAGAAGCTAGTCTTAAAAAACCATGTTATGCGGGTTATGAAATGATAGGTTTTAAAATGAAAAACGGTAAACGAGTTCCTAATTGTGTGCCAATTAAATGAGGGATTACAAAGATAGATATGCGGTTCCACAAGACGATAGTCGGGGTTGCTTGTGTTGGGATAGTAATACTTATTCTAGGGAGTGTTGCGATGACGATTACCATGCACAAGGTATTGGTAATATAACGGGTCTAGCATTAAGTCAAAGTTTAGTAACTATTGCAAGTTTAAGTGTATCACAAGGTGGGGGTGTTTCAACGCCTACCGCAAACTATAAAGGTGCTGATTTAGGGACGGTTACGGTAACACCAACATCATTTGCACCCGTAGTAACAGACACCCCAAGGTCAATAACTTCTAGTTTAGTAGTTCCCGAAAGCGTTGTTGTTGATTCGGAAGAAGTTAAATTTTCAAACAAAGGCGACACGGTAAGTAAAACGGAAACAATCACTCAACCCGCAAATGTGACGGTTGCCCTTTCGTGTTCGGATATTACCTTTACGGGTTTTGCGGTTTCACAAGCGGGTGTAATTACACAACCAACTATAGACATCGGAACTATATCAAGCACAACACCATTAAGCTTTGCTTTAGTAAGTACCGAAACAACTAGAACATTAAATGTAAATATAACCGTCCCATCGGGTTACACAAATGCGGGGGCAACATTAGCTTGTACAACAACCGCAACACAACCGATTGCAACATTATCAAACCCCGTTACAACCAACCCATATAAGTATGCGTTTACGGGTTACCCTACGGGAATCGTTATTTATAGATTTGCTTATAATACTGCGGGCGATTTCATAGACATAAAGGGAATAAAAGGCGAACTAGGTCAATCGTCGGGTATAACTATTTCATCTTTTAGTAAACCCGAAATAGTAGACGGAAACACAAGCGGTTTAACTATGACGGAAACCGAAGATGCATCTTTAGCCTTAGCGGGTGCGGTAATGGCTAATAGTGGAAACGATATACAATACTTTTCTAGTTCATTATTTACAACACAACAAACGGGTACGCCTAATGTAAGCACGGTTTCTTATACTAATAACACGAATAACGTTGCAAACAATTACGGATTATACGATGCAACTAATAGCATTGGAATAGGCGTTTATACAAATACACTTGCAAGCATACCTGTTAGTGATGCGACTTTACTTAATCAAGCATTAGCCGATGGATACTACACAAGTTATAATAATACAAAGCAAGTAAGAATTGAAGACGGTGTAATACAAGAAGTATTAGACATTTAAAAATATAACAAACTATATTAATAATTATTGTATATATATAAATTAAATTTATGAAAGCGACAGATATGTTAAACAAAGTAAAAGAACTTGTTGGGGTGGAAGCATCCGAAGAAGTAAAATTAGCACAAGCGACTTTGGAGAACGGTGCTGTTATAGAAAGTGAGGATTTCGCTGCTGGTAGTGAAGTGTTTATTGTAACAGACGACGAAAAGGTGGCACTACCTGTTGGCGAGTATACTTTAGAGGATGGCGAAACTCTTGTAGTTGAAGAAGAAGGCATTATTGCATCAATCGGAAAACAAGAAGAAGCACCCGCTGAAGAAGAAGCGCCAAAGGAAGAAAATCTTGAAGAAGAAGAAATGGCTTACGCTACAAAAGAAGAACTTGCCGAGGTTAAAACTATGATTGAAGAAATCAAGGCAATGATTGAAAAGAAAGAAGAAATGTCGGAAGAAGTTGAAGAAGTAAAAGAAGACGTTAAGGAAGAACTTTCAAAGGTTGAGGAAAAAGTAGAACTTGAAAAAGTAACACACAACCCCGAAGCTGAACCAAAAAAAGAAATGAAATTATACGGACAGAAAAGACCTGAAACAACAATGGATAGGGTATTTTCTAAAATTGCTAATATTAAAAAATAAATAAAAAATGGCTACTACAACAAGTATTACAAGCACATACGCTGGCGAATTTGCGGGGGAATACATTTCCGCAGCTTTACTTAGCGGTGCAACTATTGACAACGGTGGGATAACTGTAAAACCTAACGTTAAATTCAAAGAAGTAATTAAAAAGATTGCAACGGACGGAATCGTAAAGGATGCCACCTGTGATTTCTCGGCTACTTCTACAATTACACTTACTGAAAAAATATTACAACCTGAATTACAGCAAGTTAACTTACAACTTTGTAAAAAAGACTTTGTATCGGATTGGGAAGCGATTCAAATGGGAATGTCGGCACACCATGACTTACCATCAAGCTTTAGCGATTTCCTTATAGGACACGTTGCTGCAAAGGTTGCACAAAAAACCGAACAAAGCATTTGGGATGGAAATACAAGTAACAATGGACAGTTTGACGGTTTATCAAAATTAGTATCTTTGGATGCTTCTTTACCATCGGGTCAAGAAGTTGCGGGTACTACGGTAGATTCATCAAACGTAATTGCACAACTTGGCTCAATCGTTGATGCGATTCCATCCGCACTTTACGGTAGTGAAGATTTGTTTATCTATGTTTCTCAAAACATTGCACGTGCTTATGTAAGAGCATTAGGAGGATTTGGTGCAAGTGGTTTAGGTGCTGCGGGTACTAACAACCAAGGTACACAATGGTGGAATAACGGAAGCTTATCATTTGATGGCGTAAAGATATTTGTCGCTAATGGTCTTGCGGATAACAAAGCAATAGCTGCTGAAAAATCAAACTTATTCTTTGGAACGGGTCTACTAGCTGACCACAACGAGGTTAAAGTTTTGGATATGTCAGACCTTGACGGTTCGGACAACGTAAGAGTTGTGATGAGATTTAGTGCTGGAGTACAATATGGGATTATCGAGGATATAACTACCTACGGTATCACAAACTCCGCTAACTAAGAATTAATTAAATAACATAAAGGGGTGGGTGGTTTATTATCTACCTACCCTTTTTTAATATAAAAACAGATGGCGTGCAACTTAACAGCGGGTAGAAAAGAACCATGTAAGGACGTAGTTGGAGGAATTCGAAAAGTCTATTTTACGGACTTCGGCGGTTACGGAACGGTAACACAAACTAACGACGAGATTACTGACATGAGTGGTACTTTTACTGCCTTTGAATATGAACTAAAAGGGACAAGTAGCTTTGAGCAAACTATCACTTCATCAAGGGAAAATGGAACAACTTTCTTTGAACAAACTTTGAATATTACACTTAAAAAACTAACTAAAGAAGATAACAAAGAATTGAAACTTCTAGCTTATGGAAGACCACACGTTGCGGTTGAAGATTACAACGGTAATGTATTTGTTATGGGATTAGAACATGGAGCGGACGTGAGTGGCGGTACTATTGTGACGGGGTCAGGACTTGGAGAACTTTCGGGTTATACATTAACGCTAACATCACAGGAGGTGATGCCCGCAAACTTTGTATCAGCACCAACCGCTGCCAATCCATTTGGCGGTATGTCGAGTGCAACGGTAACAGTAACGGAGGGAACTAATTCGTAATTAGTAATGTTGATTGATTGGGAAGGGTGGCATTTGCTGCCCTTTTTTTTGCTTTATAAATAACAAAATTTAAGTTTTCTTATTGTATATATATGACAATATTACAAGAAAGTGCGTCGGCACAAAACTTGGATTTTATCCCAAGAAGTTTTACAAGCGGAAACACGTATAACGTTACGATAGTAAACGAACAAACCAATACGGAGATTTACAATCAAGACGTTACATCTATTAGCGAAAACTTATATTACAATAGACTAAATGCTATCTTTGGCGTAAAGCAAGATAACTTTTACATGGTTACGATTAAATCGGGTACTAATGTAGTATTTAAGGACAAGATATTTTGCACAAATCAAACTATTGCCGATTACACGATTAACAATAGTCAATATACGGAACAAAGTTCTACAAATGAATTTATATTTATATAATGGATAACTTACATATAGTTAACTTATCGTCTTATAACAGACCTAAAATTAAAGAAGATAAAAAGCGTGATTGGGTAAACTACGGGGACGACAACAATTTTTATAGTTACTTAATAGACCTTTACATTGAATCGACAACTAACAACGCAATTATTAATGGTGTAAGTCAAATGATTTATGGTAAGGGACTAGATGCTTTAGATAGTTCAACAAAAACAAACGAATACGCAGCACTTAGAGGTATATTTAACGATTCTTGTCTTAGAAAAATAAGTTTTGATTTAAAATTACTAGGCGAAGCAAGTTTTCAAGTGCTTTACAAAGATGGTAGGGTTGCCAAAGCCGAACACTTCCCACGTCAAACATTAAGGGCGGAAAAAACAAACGAAGATGGTAAAATAGAAGCTTACTATTATTTTCATGATTGGTCAAAAATAAAACCAAAAGATAAACCATTACGTATCGCAGCGTTTGGATGTGGTAACGGTAGCGAACCCGAAATTAAAATAGTAAAAAGGTATTTATCGGGTTACGACTATTATTGTCCACCCGACTACATGGGGGGTATTGCTTATGCGGAATTAGAAAGCGAAGTGGCGGATTACTTAATTAACGATGTACAAAACGGATTTAGCGGTACCAAAGTAGTAAACTTCAATAACGGAGTACCTGACCGAGAGAAACAACTACAAATTAAATCCGATGTAATGCGTAAGCTTACGGGTTCAAGGGGCGAAAAAGTAATTATAGCTTTTAACAATAACGCTGAAAGCAAAACAACGGTCGACGACATTCCACTTACCGATGCCCCACAACATTACGAATACTTATCAAATGAATGTATTGGTAAGTTAATGGTAGCACATAGGATTACATCACCTTTACTATTAGGTATTAGGGATAGCAATAATGGACTTGGTAATAATGCGGACGAAATAAAAACCGCTTCTTTACTATTTCACAACACAACTATAAGACCTTACCAAGATTTAATTATTGATGCAATGGACGACATTTTAGCGGTAAATGGTATTGCATTAAAGCTTTATTTTAAGACCCTACAACCGCTTGAATTTATTGAAACCGACAATGCTATAACTAACGAAGCGAGGGAGGAAGAAACGGGCGTTAAAATGGCTTCACAAGTAATAAATAACGAAACCGCAATAATAGACGATAGGCTAGCTTATTCAACACAAGAAAAAGCCGAAGAAATAGCAAAAGATTTAGGTTGTAAAGGTTATCACACCCACGACTTAGATGGTAGGACTTGGTATATGCCTTGTGAAGAACACAAGTTATCTAAACAAGCACCCGAATTTGATGATAACAAGATGTTTGATTTACTAGATGAATTTGGCGAAGATGAAAACTTAGACGAATGGGAACTTGTTGACGAACGCCAAGTTGATTATGAACAAGAAGACGCTTTGGATAAAATGATAGGTTTGGCAAGTACGGGAAGTGCAAGACCAAAAGCGAGTAGTGAACAAGATGGCGAAAATAAAGATGGCGTACAATTTAAAGTAAGATACCAATACGCTCCTTTAAAAACACAATCGAATAGTAGGGAGTTTTGTAAAAAAATGGTAAGTGCTAAAAAGATTTACCG